CAGTTAAAAAATCCAAAATAGGCATAATTACCTCAAATAAGTATCGCCATAAATATCATATCTCCCACGATTAGAGGAGAACTCATAATTTAAGAGGTCGGGTCTGTTGTTTAAGGTTTTTAACCTATGTTTTCGGCTTTGGGCTTCTTGCAAAACAATCGGGTTTACTTGCTTGCCATATCTAGCAGATAATATAACAGCCAAGCCATACTCAATAGCTCCATAGTAACCGCTTGGAAGATCAATAATATCGTTTAGAGTCATTTCATCGTTAACATAATCATATGTTAGCTCAAACTCATAGGATTTATCGGGAATTGGATAGATATTAATCTCCCCCAATGGCACTTCATTACGATAGACAAATACACTCGGTCTTGCTTGTAGTGTTGTATTTCGTGACCTTGAGTCAAAGTCATTTGGAGATAGTTCATCAAGATTGTACTTAATATCCCCATCTACAAAAGCAAGTGTTCTTACTCTTATCGGTCTTGTAGTTGTGTTTAGTTGCCCACCACTACCAATACTATAAACCCATTGCCCACTTGTAAGGTTTCCGCTTACTTTTGTGGTTGTGTGTGGGTATAATCCATCATTATCCCATGAGCTTATCATGTCGTTTAATTGATTAAGTCCATCGGCTATCTCTTGGGCTTCAGGTGTTTCCGTTGCCCCAATAATTCCGGCGGTTATCATTGCACTTGTAATCAAGTCTCTTGCTGTTCTACTCATCTTTTTTACGTCTCAAAACCTTTTTAATCTCTTCATCTTTAAAGATAACTTGATTTAGAAACAAAACATACTCAAAAGGCACTTTTTTAAGTTCTTGATCGTTTTGAACGATAATGGAAATAGGGCTAGATTTATACTCGTTTGGTTGTTCTTTTTTCCATAACTCTTTAGGATAGTTCATATTTACCTCATTAAAAAAGGGGGATTACTCCCCCTTAAATCTAAATCCTTTTCGTAATTATACGTTAGGAATCCAAATTTTAGTCGCATACTCTGGACGTAAACACTTGTATCCGTAAAGAATATCCGCACGACAAATGTCATTGTCATTTGTGATGTCCCAATCTTTATTGATACGCATTGAGATGCCATCTTGCAAAGATCTTGAGCCTTTAGCACCACCGGAAGGCAATACCAAGTCAGCCGTCGCCATTGTGAAGGCATCACGTTGGAAGGCGATTGATTGACGATAGGTTGTATTCGCAGATCCACTCAAAGTGATTACAGCTAGGTCAGTTGGCAAAGCTGTAACATTTTTGCGTGCACCGGTAGCAAATACAGGGTTAATAGTCAAAGTACCGGCTCCGGTTCCATCAAGAGTAACGGACTCAAGTACAGCAAATTGATAAGATACACCAAGGTCAGCTTTGGTTTCAACTTGCACAGCATTAACACCGGCGATTGTGAAAGTTGTACCGGCTTGGATAACTTGGTTTGCACCAAATCCGGTTACAGCCAAAGAAGTGAATCCCTCGGCAGGGTTTCCATTAACCGCACCCGCAACGTCCGCACCAATAGTAATCAATGGCAAGCGGTTGGATTGATACCAATCAAATCCGGCAGAAACACCCATGATGCCTTTTTTGTATTGGCTTGCAATCTCAGTCGAATCTTGGAATACAGATTTTAAAGAATCAACAATATCAACCATGTCAAAAGGATTAGTAATCAAATAGCGGTCACTCATTGAAGTGGTTCCGGCAGTCATTTTAGCACCGGCAAGCAAAGCATCTTTCAAAGTCAAAGATGTAGGTTGTACGATAGTGTTACCAACCTCAGCAACTACACCATAAACATCTTGTTCCATATCGGATGCCATTTGTTCCATCGCAGGACGTAGGAATCTATCTTCATAATCGTCAATAGATAGAGTCATCTCGGCAGAGCCAAACTCTAGCATCACGTGACGTTGTTTGTCCACTTTTAGAGTAGTTTCTTGCTCTACTGAATTTTGAGCAATTGCCACTTTACCAAGTGCGGTGGTGTATTGTGCCGGTTTTCTAATTCTCAAATCAGAACCGATTTTCGCACCGGTTGTAGCAAAAGAATTATCGTATTGACGATTGATCATTCCAGGGAAAATCAATTCACCATGAAGGGTAGCCAAAGCACGTTTGGTAATCATGTCGATGGTTAGAGGGGTATTTGTAGCCATTCTTATCTCCGTTTTTGGGCTTTAAGTCGTCGGTATTCTCTTAAATACTCGTCCCCACTTAAATCCTCTAATTTTTTTGGTACTCCTTGACCTTTTCTATCCGTTGGATTTGGTGTAGGCCTTGGAGCTTTAGTCACTTGTTTTTTACTCTGAATTTGCCCTTGCTCAAGCCTAAGCTCTAACTTCAACAAACTTCTTTCCAATGATTTAGGACTCAAATATTTCAAGTTCTCCGCTTCATCGGGATTCTTAGCTAAATGATAAGCTATCCTCGCACCTTCGTCACTATCTCGTATAAACTCCATAGCTTCATTAGGTAGCTGGATTGTGGTTGCTCGCATCACTTCTCTAAAGTCGGGAGCTTCATCTATAAACTCGTTCACTTTTTCCTCCCATGCTTCAGCTTGTGCTTTGGCTCGGAGTTCCTCACGTTCGTGGCTGATTCGTCTAACTTGATCCTCAGCCATTCCGGTACGTGCAACGTGTTTATATCGTTCTTCCTCACTTAGTTTGTCAAAATCTACTTCTTGACTCATTAAAGAGCGATAATACTCTAGTTCTTTATCCTTTTGGGCTAATATTTCAGCTTGAATCTTATTTCTCTTGGTAAGGGTATTGATTCGCTTTTGTGCCTTCTTGGGTAGAGTATGATTAGAATTATCCCTATTCTCTTGCTCTTCTCCTTCCTCGGATGCCTCCTCGGTGGAATCTTGCTCGATTTCGTTTAATTCCTCGTTAGTCTCTTGCTCGGAAGTATCTTGGCTAACTTCAAGATTTTCGTTTTCCACCTCTTCCATAGGTTCATTATCAGAGTGTTTTAACATATCGTGTCCTCTTTTACACTATTATCCGCTTTTATACTTTGCTAAAGTAGGAGCCCGCTAAGGCTCCTCGGTGTTTGGAATTTCCGTTTCCTTATTAAAATAATTAACTTTTCCTTTTGCAAGGGGTACAAAATTATCACTTCCTAGATTTTTTGTAATATTTGCGGTAGTTTCAATGGCTTTTTGGGCTGTTTCTTGTATTTGCCTATCATTTTCCGCTTGTATTTCCATTATTTCTCTAGTTGTTTCTCCAGTTTGCTTGAGTTCTTCTTGAGCTAATTTAGTCTCATTGTCCATACTTGCTTTTGCTAGTGCGGTTTGTGATTTTATGAGCTCGGCTTGAATCCTTGCATCCCTATCCGCTTCATTATCAATAACAGCCGATTGTAATTGTTGGATAATACCTTCCATTTGATCAATCATTTTTGCTTGTTCTTCAATGGTTTGTTGGGCGGTTTGTAGGGCTTGCATAGCTTCGGGATCCGGTGCATTTTCTCCGACCTCTCTAAATTCAGCCGGTAGCATCTTATCCATTACCTCTACCATTCGCTTTTTATTTGGTATTTTGGAGTTTTTAACCATCTCATAGAGAATTGGTAAATTCATTCCGGCTCCTACCATGTTAGCAATTTCAGTCAAATATTGCTGTGACTCACGTCTTTGACTCTCGAATGTAGGACCCGCATGGGTTGTGATGTCAAATTTTGACAAATCACTAAGCACTTGGGAAATATTAATATTTTCAGTCCACTTTTCGCCCGACTCACTCCTAAACCTAATTTCACGCTCTGTGTCATAAACAATGGGAATTAGAGACAATACAACCCTACCAACTTGTTTAATGGATTTGGCAAGGTTATTCATGTATTGGGCTGTTGAGTTCTCGCCGGCATTTTGATTGAGTAATACACTTGCCCCGCTTTGGTTTGCTCCTTGCAACTCTCCAAAAACATTATCGAACATACCAAGGGATGCCCCTATTTCTTGCTTGATACTCTCGGCTGATTGGATGAGGTGTGCAGTTTGGGCTATATTATTTGTTCGTTGTGGTGGTGGCAGTGGTGTGCCATTTTCACTAACAGCATTATAAGGGAGTGTGTCAAATGGATGGGTGTTCGCCCTTTTCCATTCATTCTCATATCCCTCAATCTGTCTTGACTCGGCTATCCAAGGGCTAATTGGAGCCAATTGGACTAGCTCGTTTTCATTTGATCGGTAGTAGTTATAAAGCCTTTGTTGGTCTTGTACCCAATGAACAACACCGCCCCATTTGAGATTATCTTGATCTAGTCTCAACCTATCCCCATACACCGGAATAATCGGAATGTATTCAATAGGTAGCTCGGTCTCATTTACAATTTTATAACCGCAAAACTCAGTGATCTGAACAGAATTAACCCACTCTTTGCGTTCGCCAACTATAAATTCATCATACCCTTTAATCTTCTCAATAGAGCTTGATCCATCTTGGTAAAAGTACCTTACTTTTTGCCTTTTTCTTTTTCTGTAAAAAGTCAAAGTATAATATTCATCACTTGGAATTGTCCATGAGCTGTAAATATCGGCACCAAAAGGAATCTCCAAGCCTTGTAGGTCATCGCCATACATATCTTTTGCGGTGTCCTTATCAATCGTATCAATGAAGAAACCCCACTCCGCATCAGATCCATCTATTTTT